TATTTCATGAGGTAAATGGATGGACATTATCTGGACAGTTTGATCTGCTTACAGCTAAAGGAGAACTTATAGATTTTAAAGTTACATCTGCATGGTCAGCTTTGGATGCAATGCAGAATGGTAAATCAGAATGGGAACAACAATTAAATGTTTTAGATTACTTATCTAGGCATACAGATACTCCTATGAAAAACAAACGTGGTAAACAACTTAAAATTAAATCGTTATCTATTATGGCTATACTTAGAGATTGGTCTAAATTAAAAACTATGACATCAGATAACTATCCAAAGAAACAAGTTGTCATGATACCAATACGCAAATGGTCAGAAGAAGAACAAGACAATTATGTATTAGCTAGGATCAAAGCACATCAGGAAGCAAGTCTTGTTGGATCTACAGAAGAATTAGATGTTTGTACTGCTAAAGAAAGATGGAGAAAGGATGATAAGTATGCCATTATGAAAGATGGTAGAAAAACTGCTCTTCGTGTATTAGATAACAAAGACCAAGTTAAACAATATTTAAAAGATAAAAAATTAGTAGAAGGCAAAGGATGTACTGTAGTTTTTAGAGCAGGAGAGGATGTAAGGTGTCAACACTATTGCAGAGTAAATTCTTTTTGTGATTATTTCAAGGAGAAAAGTGTTGAGTTCTAGTGCTAATCTCTTAGCTTTCTACGTTACCAAACCAATGTTTAATCAAACTCAACAACCTGTTCTATTATTACATTTAAATAAAAAAAAATCAAGGAGGTATTATGCGTAATTTTATAAATATATTAACAGAAGATGGGCAAGATGTTATGTTGAAAGCAACTGATTTTAATTCTGTTGGCGAGTACGTTGGCTATATGTTTAACAATGCTGACAAGTTTTCAGCAACACACAAACTAACTGATAGTCAATTAAATCAACTTGAACAATTATTCGTTTTCGCATACAATTTAGGATATGGACATGGACAAGATTACATGGACGGTAAGCGACCACAAGATGCACCTTTACCATTTTTCCGAGAACAGTATAGTGAATACGGAGGAGAATAATGATAACAAATTTTGTAAATGAAGTTGCAAAAGATATTATGTTTACTGTAGCATCAGAAAATATATGTCATGCAAAATTAAATGATAAAGAATTATTTGATTTAACAGAAGAAAAGTTTAAAAACTTACTTCAAAGAAGATTGCTAACTTTGTTTGAAAAATTAAATCCACCACACAAGTCTGTTGATTAGTGTGGATAACTTGTGTAAAGTATTATTGTGAATAAAAAAGTCTTAGTTATCAGCGACTTACATATTCCTTATCATCACAAAGATTCTTTTGCTTTTTTATCTGCAGTCAAAAAAGAATTTAAACCAGACAATATAATTAACATTGGAGATCTGTTAGATTTTCATGCTATCAATATGCATGACCATGATCCTGACTTACCATCTCCAGGGGATGAGCTAACCCTAGCTCGTGAGTATATCAAAGAACTTGAATCTGTGTTTCCAAAAGTTATCGAAGTAGAATCTAATCATTCATCTATGGTATTTCGTAGAGCATTAAAAAATGGTATGAGCAGACAGTTCCTTAAATCTTATGGAGATTTTCTTGGTACAAAAAAATGGGAATGGGTTGACGACCTAGTTATTACTTTATCAAATGGTAGAAGATGTTTGTTTACACATGGCAAGGCAGCAGATGTATTAAAGGTATCACAAACTATGGGTATGAACTGTGTCCAAGGTCATTACCATACTAAGTTTATTGTATCTTGGTGGGCTAATCCTGATAATTTATTTTTTGGAATGAATGTAGGATGCCTTATAAATCAAAAGTCTTTAGCATTTGCTTATGCAAAAAATTTTAAAACTAGATTCATACTTGGGTGTGGCATTATATTAGATGGCATCCCACGACTACTTCCAATGGTATTAGATGATGATGGCAACTGGATTAAGAAATTAGTTTAAATCCAATATAGCAAATACGAATATATAAAAAACGCACCAGCAACATATAACTTTTGAACAATAGAAAAATTTTTCCACGCAGCTTTAGCTGATTTCCAGAAATGTTTTTTTAATGCATCTCCAATAACTTCAGCAGCATCTTCAGAAAATTCTTTCAGTTCTTCTTTGATTTTATCTTTATCTAAACTCATGTGTCCTCCTTAATATTTTAATGGATTTTCTACTGTGATTTTAAATTCATTAAATCTAGTTTCAAGAACTTCAAGTCTTTTGTCCTGTATGTTTACCTGTTTACTTAGGTCTTTTATTTTTTTAGTGCTAGTAGATTGTTCAAGCTCATCAAGTCTATTATTAAATACACCCCAAGCATAGAACCCACCACCTAACGTAGATACTATCCCAACTAATACTGCATATTTTTTTAATGTTTCTACTATATCCATGTTGTTCTCCTTATATTGCTAATCTAGCTATAGCTTCTGAAGTAGCTTCCATCCGTTTTTTTACACCAGTTAATTTAGTGTTTCTATATTCATTATTATCAAGAAATTCTGTACTTGCTTCTGCATAATTTTCTTGATTAATTAAATCAATAGTTTTAGGACTGCCAGACAATCCCCCTCTAAACCAAGAATCTAAAAGATGTTTTTTAGTATCTATAGGCATATTGTCAAAATTAGGTATAGCTTTTTTTATTGCAACTAATCGTTCTTGAATATCTTCTTTAAGATAATTCTCTGCTTGTTCATTAGTTATTGTCATTCCTTTTTTAACATCAGGTCCATAATGTCCATAACCAACAGTATAATGTTCTTCTGTATCTACAGGTTTATAAGCAGTTAATTTTTTACCTTCTAATTTTTTTATGTGATTTACGTAAACAGACAAATCTTTTTCTGTTGTATTTTCTTTTTTCTTTGTTCCACTTTTTATATTCTTACTTAATATAGTTGGACCTTTTTCTTCAGGTATTATGCTACTCATAAAACTTTCTGCCATGTTAAAAACCTCGTAATCTTTTTAGTTCACGTTCAGCTTGTTGTCTTTTAAATGTAGCTTCACGCAAATCATTTTGATATTTTAATACAGGATCATTCATTGTAATCTGTGCTACCCTGTTGTCATTTGCATATATACTTACCATATATTCATCTAATAATACCACATCTTTATAGGTTTTGTTCTCATAAATTTGTCTATTATCATACATCTGATTGTTTTTATTAATGTATTGGCCAAGATTTACCTGTGTTTTAGTCATAGCTTTAGCAGCAATAATACTAACAGCTTGTAATTGTTGTTCAACTGATTTGACTCTAGTTTTAACTTGTGCTTCTACATTAGCTACATCTACTGAGAACTCTTTAATCTTAGGTTTTTCTGCAACTATATCTTCAGGTTCTTCTGTTACAGTAGGCACATCTTCTTCTATTGTTTCTTCTTTTTGTGCAACAGGTTCTTCCTCAACAACTTCTTCTTTTGCTATGGTCGACTCCACTTCAGGTTCTGGTGCAGTTTCTTCCACCTCGGTACTGGCAGTTGTTGTAGGTTCGTTTTCCATGACCTCTTCTTCAAGCTCAATAGCTTGTGCAATCTCTGGTTCAACTTCTTCTGGTTCATTATTTGTACTCTCCAAAGGTTCTTCGATTATTTCTGGGCCACCAAAGACCTGTAAAATTTCTATTTCTTCAAACTCTTCTTCTAATTCTTCTAGTGTTTCTATTACTACTGGTTCTTCTTCTAATACAAATTCTTCTAAAAATTCTTCTTCAAATACAGGTGGTAATACAACAACTGTAGGTGGTTCTATGACGGGTTCAATAAACTCTTCTTCCCATCTTATAAACTCATCTAATACTTCTTCTATCTCTTCAATTGTTTCTGTTTGTAATACTATATTATCATATGTCATAGTCAACTTAGCACCAAGCAAGTTAGGTCCACCAAGATTAGTGCCGTAAGTATCATAACCTAGATCAACACCTTCCCATGCCCAGTAAAATTGATTGCTGCCTGTGCCTGTGTATGTAACAGTATCAGTATATTTGTATGCATTACTACCATACCCTGCATCATTATTACGCACTTGGTTTACAGTTGCTAATACATTGCCACTCTCATCTAATATGCTAACCGTAGTAGTATATGTATCTTGTCCTGGTTTAGCTTGACCACATTGCCAGTTAGATCCTTGGTATTCGCAGTTCTGTACTACAGTTGTAGAGTTAAGTGTAACCCCGTTGTTTAGTTTATCTTGTGTAGTTGTGTCATCGCCTGTAGTAATACCAACAAGTGATCCAGTAACATTAATGCCACCAGTTCCTGTTGTTTCCAACTCTTGACCCCAGTTTCTTATGTTACCTGTTGTGTTAAATCCATTAGTTGTAACATTAGGAATAGATGTATCTACGTTCTGATAATTACTAGCATTGTTAGTTCCGTTAGGTAGTAAGTTACCGGTAGTTATATCTTCAGCAAAACAAGCATAACCTATTACCATAAAAGTGATTAGTAAATAAAACCAACCAACAAAATTATTTTTCATCGTCATCATCGCCATACAATTCAAATTC